TAAAATTAAACATTGATTTTTCTGATTTCAATAACTTTGTGTTTTACAGTTCAGCTACCGAACGTTTAGAAAATTTCAAGTATAAATTACAACTATTAGAATATTACACAGCTCAGAGTGCTGCTATATCTTTAATTTCTGGAAGTGTTGCTACAACAAATGCCACAGATTTTGAAACACAACGAACCAATTTAATTAGCGGTTTTGATGCATTTGAAAAGTTTTTATACTATGAATCATCATCTAAACTAACAACGTATGATATTCCATTAGAAGATGCAACGGTACCTAGTGTTACAGGAAGTTACATAACACCAGTACCTAAATCGAATGCATCAAAGCCATATACATTATATCCAGTTACTAGTTCACAGTTTCAGACATGGTATACTGCGGTATATGCATCTGCTAGTTTATATGATACATTAAACAATCATGCATTAGTTAATGCAGTCCCTCAATTTATAAAATTAAATTCTGACAATGTAAATTTACAAACATTTGTTAACATGTTAGGTCATCATTATGATATACTTTACACGTATATTAATCACATGACCAAAATACATAAACGTGAAGAAAATCCAAAATTAGGAATGCCTAATGAATTGTTGTATTCAGTAGCAAAACAATTTGGATGGAATTTAACAGATGGACATCAATCTCAAGAACTTTGGAAGTATGTATTAGGAACATCAGAAACTGGTACGCCGCTAACCGGGTCAAATACTGTTGGAGATCCTTCTGTTGCTGGTAAAGATATGACCGCAGCAGTTTGGAGACGCATAGTTAACAATTTACCGCTACTATTAAAGTCAAAGGGTACTAAACGAAGTGTACAGGCATTATTATCTTGTTATGGTATTCCGCAATCATTGATAACTATAAAAGAGTATGGTGGTCCTAGGCTGGATCGTACTCCGATATACGAAAAATTAAATTTTGATTATGCATTAGATTTAATTGCAAATACTTCTGGTATTGTTACGACAAACTATTCACAGTCTATTAATACTGTAGAGCTAAGATTCCGTACAGCCGATGTAATTGAGAATCCAACTATTCCTGGTACTATGAATTTATTTTCAGTTGGATCAAACACAGTAACATTAGATTATACTGCCGGAACATTAGGAACTATACAAATTAACGGTACGAGTTCTGCTGATATCGAAATGTTTGATGGAGGTTGGTTAACCGCAATGCTTCGAACATCAGGAGCAAATTTACAAGTAGTAGCAAAACGATCTAAATATGGAAAAATTGTAGCAGCTGTTTCTGCCTCAGCAACTGCTTCATTTGATTTATCCGGAAGTGTTATTATCGGAGGAACAACCGGTGGAAGTCGTTTAGTAGGGCAAGTTCAGGAACTGAGATTATGGTCTAGTTCACTTGGCGATTCTGCATTTAATAATCATGTAAAAGCTCCTTCAGCATACAATGGAAATTCAGATGCATACGCAGAATTAGTATATCGAGTACCATTAACACAAAAAGTTAATCATGCATTAACCGGTAGTTTAACGGGAGTACAGCCTACATATTCTTCAATTTCATCATCGTTTACTTCATGGACAAACAATACACCATATGATTCTATAGAAGAAACATATTATTTTGATTCTCCTAGTTTAGGTGCAGGTACATACGATGATAATAAAGTACGTTTAGAAGACAATGATTTAGTTGGCACTCTAGATGTTAGAACTAGAGCAGAACGCAGTCAATTTGATCGAGCACCATTAGATAGCGCAAAATTAGGTGTGTATTTTTCACCACAAACTATGATTGATGAAGATATCATTTCGCAGTTAGGATATGAAGAATTAGATGCGTATATCGGAGATCCGGGTGATGCTGAATCAGATGAATATCCTAGATTAATTCAACGTGCACAACAGTACTGGAAAAAATATGCCGAATCTAATGATATAAATGCATACATTAAAATATTTACACTGTTTGATTTATCATTTTTCCGGCAATTAGAACAATTATTACCAGCCCGTGTTAATGCAATCACCGGTTTATTAATACAACCAAATTTATTAGAACGTAATAAAAAATCTGTACTACCGACTATAAATAAATTTGATAACACATACAATGTTACATTATCAAACATATCACCGACAGCATCTGCAGATTATTTAAATTATTCTGCGTCAGTTTCTGGTAAGATATTAACCGTATCCGCAGAAGATGATGATCAATGGCAAGCATATTTAACGGCATCGCAAGCTAAAAAATACAACGGAACAACTTATAGTTATGAATATGCTATATTAAGCGGTTCAGTATACATAACCGGGTCTACACCATATTGGAGATCCGAAGGCGTATCACCTGTAATTTTAGATTCGGCGTTATCTGAATTCAGATATACTGAAATTAGTACGGATTATACTGCTTCGTATTCTGGATCGATATATGGATCTTCTTCATATGGTACTGGTAGCTATGGTGTTCTTATATGGGCATTTACCGGTAGTTTTGCGCAGGTTCAAGATTATTTACCACAAGGCATAAACAATTTAAAGTATAATGGATCTAAATTAACATCCGCAGATTTTAATATTGATTCGACACAAACTATTGATGGTAAACCGGTAGTAGAATGGAGAACTGCTAATCCAAATCAGTTGATATATCAGACATTAGGAGAACAAGGAAACTTTGTTTTGGTATAATTTTGTACGTAATGATATTTATTTTAAATAGGAATAACATATGGGATATTTAGATAATAGTTCAGTTACTGTAGATGCAATTCTTACATTAAAAGGTCGTGAATTATTAGCACGTGGCGGTAACGCCTTTAAAATTACGCAATTTGCGTTAGGAGATGATGAAGTAGATTATTCATTATGGAATCCAGATCATCCGCTTGGAACAGAATATTATGGTGTAATCATTGAAAATATGCCAATTACAGAAGCAATACCTGATGAAACACAAGCTCTTCGTTCCAAATTAATTACATTGCCAAAACGAGCAACGAATATTCCGGTAGTAACTGTAGGTAACACTGCAATTACATTGTTAGCCCCCGGCGACTCTGCAGCAATTACACCTAATACTAGTAACTTGCAAGGAGGTAATGCAAATTTAGGATACACTGCAATATTATCAGATTCAACCGTTGCAGACATTCAAATTACAAGAGCATTGCAAAATTCAACTTTACCAACTACTCCAAGATTTATTGGAGACAATGAAGATGCACAGAGTGTAGCAGTTGCTGGATTTGAATTCCGTGTTATTGCTAAATCGCAATACATTGAAGATAAAACTGCAACTATTACTATTATTGGTAATGAAACGGGTGGCAGTGTTACTATTAATTTAACTGTTAAAAAAGTAACTGCAGTAACAACCGGCGTTGGAATGTCAAGTTAATAAAAAGAAATGAATATGAAACAGCTTATTAACACGTTAAAACAAAAACCTAGACACGGCGGTGTACCACGCGGTACCCAATTAGGCCCGGTAACAATACCTACTACTACCGGACAAACAAATGCAAGTGCCGTTACTGAACAGGTACAACAGTTGGCACAGCAGTTAGCTAATGAAATGTTTGCTAATGCACAAGCAACACAATTATTAGCTCGTAACGGTCGCGTATTTACTAGATTTGATATGCAAAATGATGTAGTATCTAATCAGACTGAGGTAGTCACGGCAGGTTTGTGGAGTGATGGTCTTGCTGGGTTGACAACATATGCAACATCATCTACTCAAACTACTACACAGAGACGATACTATACGGATGTATATCAAGAAAATCCAACTAATGAAGGTGCTGCAGTGCAGTTTTCATTGGCTTTTGGTCATGCTTTGGGTAGTGGTTCAGATTCGCAAGGCCAGCTTAATGATTCTCCATCGAAAGCAATATACTCACAATATCGCCAATTACTACTGAATCCGGCTGATTCTAGATTCACAACAGCTGGATCGGGAAGTACGGATTATATTTATGTAGTTAATTTTAAACGTAATCGTCTTAAAGAACGTTTAGATGCTGGAAATTTTGAATTACCATTAGCAAACATTACGGCACGAGCAACAAATGCAACTGGTTCTGTATCAGTCGGATCCACCGTACGAACATTAATTGATGATTCTTCTCTGTCTACCGGAGCTGTTGGAGATTCTGGCCGAGTATATAACATAGTATCCGGATCTTTATCTGCAGGAGTACATAATTCATCTGCGCCAGTTTATTATGGATTAGTATATCCAGATCATGGAATATTAATTCTTGATGGTAAAATGTTAGATCAACAGTTAGGATTTGCAACTAATACCGGATCTAGTTCGGAAGGTAATAATCATTTTGCATTGTATCATTCAATTTCCGGATCTGCATTACAAACGAATCCAGCAACGTCCGATCCATATAGTTTCTTAGCAAGAAATTCAGAAAAAGTTACTAGCACACATTACTTTGTGCGTGTTAAAAATGCAGAATACAATTTCTCCAATAACGCTTCGTATGTTACTGGATCAG